CACCCGTCGTGATGACTTTGGTGCCGTCCGAGAATGCAGTCGTGATGTCGCAATCGTTCGTGTTCAAGGCTTCGCCAAGAACAACCGCAATCGACTTATTGATGGTATCTAAAATCATTAGCTATCGTCTCCAATGGGGAGAGGAAATGCACTGCCCGGTGCGCCGTCTTTACCCGGAGGTCCGGGGCGGCCTTTGATGATGTAGACGCGATTGGGGGACGTATTTTTGAGCAGAGGATTTGGCAACCGCTGCGGGGGTAGCGGCGGTTCGGGCGGCTCGACGAGGTAAGCACCAACTTCGGCGGCTCGACGCTTAGCAGCGGCAAACCCAAAATTCTCGATGTACGCCTTTTGAGCCAAAGGACTCCATCGCTCGCCCCATGGATTAGGATCAGGAAGAATCACATCGACTTCGGCGGCTTTCCGCCGCGCGACGGTATAGCCCCATTTCTTGATAAAGGCTTCTTGGGCGTCATAACTCCCACGTTCGCCCCACGGATTAGCGCCCGATGTTACGGCCACGGGTGGTCCCCCAAAAACGGAAATGAAAATGCCGTTGCGTGGCTTTTACCACGCAACGGCTATCTTGCCAACCAGCGTGATTAGGCAGCGCGCGGGATCGGTTTGGTATCGCCGATCTTGCTACCAACCTGAGAAGCCAGCGCAGCGGCCTTTTCCGCGCCCATTGTCTTGACGACTTGGCCTTGCGCGGTGACGTTCCAGCCCTCCGCCGACCACGGGTTCTCCGACCGCAGCGTACCGCCGCCGGAGCCGCCGCCGCGTGATCCGCCGCCAACTGACTGCGGCCACCAATGCGGCTTCTTGTCCTGCTGATCCTTGAACCATTCCTTCGGTTCGATTCCCGGCATTGCGTCCACGTTGTCTCTCGTGAGCACTCTGCCGTTTTCGGTTACTTCGAAGACGCGCATCGCATTGAGCACGGCGTCGTCAACGGCAGTCGGGACCACCTTCGCGGCGAGCGCGGCGTCGCGGATCGTCCGCTCGACCGTTGTCATGACGATGGTGGATTTGAGGCCGGTAACTTCCGCAGCCGCAACTTCGGTCGCCTTGCGTGCAGCGTCGAGATCGCGTTGCAACTGCGACTTGTCACGCTCAAGCGGGCCGGTGGCGCGCTTGATACGAGCTTCGATGATCGGTTCGAGCTTCGTCTCGTCGAGCTTGCCATCCTTGGTGAACGCCTCAAGTTGCGCTCTGGATGTAGCCAGTTCTTCGAGTTGCGCGGGGATCACATCGGGATCGAGTTCGCCAAACTTGAGAAGCCTGTCCCGCACAGCTTTGTGATCGGTCTTTTCTTTGCGGAGAGCTTCGGCGACACGATCAATGTCCCCTTGGGTTTTTACACCCTCAATGCCGGTCAACTCAAATTGACCGTTGCGCTCCGAATAGAGATCAGCGAATCCATCCGGAATTTCTTCCGCCGTTTTGTAGATCGTTACAAGCTTAGCCATGGTCAGTCTCCCTCAAGTTACCCGGTGCTCATGCAAGCGGGCGACGCTCATGCGTCTCAATTCAAACAGACCCCGTAACATTCGGACGGATTGTTGCACCGCTCAGGATGCCACGAATTAGTACACGGGATAGCAGACGTTTTCATTCGCGCACGCGGTTTTGCCTTTCGGTGACCGGCAGGCGCGGGATGTGCAAACATGGCCCGGCACGCCGGGCTAAGCTGTGACTTATTTTCCACCATGCACGCTATGATCTTGTCGCGGTCCGGAATGGCCGAACTGCACAAGCGGAAAGCGTCGGGCATACAAGCCGCGCGTTGCTCCGCTGTGCCTTGATCGGAAGGCGGGGCGACCTTAACCGGAGGCTTTTTGATAGCCGGTGCGGCCACAACCGGAGTCTCGATGACCGGGGGCGCGACTTGTTCGACCGGCGGAATTGGAGTGAAGCTCATGGGCACGCGATGCTTGCCGTGAAATACAAAAATAGCCGCGATAACAGCGACGGTCACAAGGATGCCTATGAGGTTTTTGTTCACTTTGGGGACTTCCTTTTGCGGCGATTAGGGGGCCTAATCTCCGCACGAGCGAGTTGCGATATGTGGTGCCGGGTGACTGCCGTCATGCCGTCGATGCCGTTTAACGTGGCACTGCCGACCACCTGTCGAGCGATTTCGGTGTTCTCAGAACCCGCCATTAACCATACTCTGATTGTCTTGTCAATCCGCGATTTATCTTCCGCCGCGAAATGCCCGGCCCATATCGCCAAGCTGTGCCCGCGAATTGTGACATTCCCGATCTTGGTGCGCAGATACCGGAACGCCTTTTTGATGGCCTTGGTGCGAACCGCTGACACCCGGGCTGCTACCCGATCAGCCGCCTTCACACTTTCGCCGACTCGAATACCACTGATCCCGGCGACACCGACGAGATCGCGCTCGATCATGTCGCGGATACGAACTTCGGATTGGTCGAGGATCGCGATGGCGTTATTCCAGACTGTAATCTTCCGGAAAAGCTCGCGCTTCTCGATTCGCGCCTTGACCGCGTGCAGTTTAGCTATCGTCTCGGGCCGCGCGAGCTTATGCACGGGTTCACGATTGAGCCAATACTTCGCACGGTTGCGGTCGCGGATATCCTTGCGGTTCACGCGCCCGAGCGGGGACAGCCAATGATGGCCGCCGCTGAAATCATTGAGGTCGATGCCGGTCATAGTTGTTGCTCTTTCGGAATTTTAGCTTTGTACTTGGCTATGATGTCCTGATTGACGAGTTGATCGGCGGTGATCTTGCCCGCTTTGAAGTCTTCATAGTCCGCGTGAGCTTTGACAGCTTGCGCCCTGATCTGTTCCTTTTCCGCGTCGGTCGCGCCTCTCGTCTTTCCAATCGGAACTTCCTCATGCGACGGCGCACGATCCGAAAACGTATCCCAATTATGCCATGCGGTGCCGGTGATTGAGATCGGTCGGCTTTTGCAGATCGCTCGCGCTGAATTGGACTAGCGGATCGACATTATTGCCGTTTTGATATTCATCCGGTCCCGCCGCTGATAAATGAATGGCTGTCGCTAAATCGGCGGCGCTGTACGGGATTTCCGGCATCTCCGCTTTTTCACGTTCGGCCAAATACTCAGCAAGAGTATCTGTTTTCCATTCCTCATTGTGCTGTAAATCCTGCGCTGCCGTTGCTTGAGCGTCGCCGCTCTCGTGCCAATTACTGAGTTCACTATCCATTTCGGAGTCAAAGTTATTTTCTTTGTAGTGGGTCTCCGCTTCTTCTTGCGTCGAGCCAGATAGATCATCCCATCCGCGAGGGGCTACATTGTCAGTCGTCTCATGTTCGGGAGCTTGGGTTGCGATCTTGTCGAGCGCCGGGCGCGCAGCCGCATATTCGTTCTCAAGACGCGCGGCGGTATCCTTGTTCCAGATATCACCGCCCGCAACTGTAGCGACACGTGGATCAGGCTCGACGGGGATGTCCCCGCTTGCGCCCGCTGTCCAACGTCCGTGATAGTCCCGTGGCTCATTCTCGTCGAACGCCATGACTTACTTTCTGGCTGACGCGCCCTTCGGGCCGACCTTGCGCTTGAGCGGGACCGGCGAGCCACGCACGTGCGGAGTGACCGGGACGTTCGCGTTCGGCGGGATGACCGGCGCGGTTGGATTCGGCGGTTGGGCCGTCGGATCAGCCGGATCGCCGCCACCGCCATCGGGGGCATCGAGGAATGACTCATCGGTCACGGCTTGCTGCGGCCCGACCATCGAGCCGATCAGCGTTTCCGCCTCAGTTTCGATCTGCTCGTTCTCTTGATCGAAGTCCATTTCGGTCATGTCGTTAAGCCGCATCATGCGGTGCATCGACTTGAGCGACAGCGGGAGACCAAGTTGCTTGGCTTGCATAAAGGCAAGCAGCGCGGCCCCGGCGACGTTCGTATCGGCGAAGTCGGTGGTCGGCTGCACGCTCACTTGATCCGGGTCCTCGCCGACCCACTGTGCAGCAAATTTGAGCGCCGCCTCCAAGCCTGCGCCCGCTGTCTGCGCGACAGCCGAGATCGTAGTCGTGCGGGCCGCGACGCGAATACGCAACGCTTCGCCGCTTTCGCCGTGCGCGCCGCCTACGTCCATGAATGCGACACCAAACGAGGCTGCCACGTTCTTATCGGTCGCAATCGCTTGCCGCATCTCGCCGAGACCGGCAGCCGAAACGCCGATGTATTTTGCATCGCCGCCAATTTTGACTGAGATCAGGCCCTTATTGCCGACGCGCAAGTCTGTTCCGTCATCACTCGGATTCGCGCCGATGATGACGAGAGTGTTCTGACCTTGCATGAAAAGCGTCTGCCGATAATCGGCCTCGCCGCGATAGATGGCGAGTCCAAGATTACTCAAGCCTAGGAGCGGGGGGATTTCCGGCTCAGGAACTAGATCGTTCGCTCCGATGAAGACGAACGGAATATCTTGAAGCATGGTGCCGCCGATTTGCGGCAGAATGAAATCCTGCGGGAGCGGCATCGACATATCGTTGACTTTGACGCAAATGGCGAAGTTGTCCGCGCCCGTTGGCCGGGTCCATCCGTCTACAAGCGAATTAGGAATGCCGCGCGTCAGAACGCGATGCTTGCGCTCAGTGACCCATGTGAAACCTTCACGCCGATAGCCCGACTCGTCGAGCACGACGAGGTCAAGCATGTTGCGACCCTCATTGAGCTTACCGGCATCCCAATTGACGATCCGCTGCGGATT